TTTTTCATTCCTTCCTCTTTTGTCTCATTCTCATAATATTCTAACACTTCTTCCTTTTCTCTACTTGGGATAATGTGATGGATTACCCATCCTATCTGATTCTTTTTTTTGACTCTAAATACATAAAAAGAATTTACTGTAAAACTACTATAAAAGGTTGTATTATTTGATATTCATATATTTATCCTTCCATATTTAACATGTTTCTTTTTCTCTCGGTATTGTTTTGTTTGACTAACTTTCTATTTTCTCATTCTTTATATTGGAAATTCATTCCTTCGGGTAAATCATTTCGGTTCTTTAATAAAAAATTCATTATTGATAAGAATCACAAATCCGTTTTTTATGACGTCTGTATTCACAGAAAAGCTTCATTGTCTAAAGGTAAAATAGTAAAGAATGGATGTGTTGTATGCCCTTATCACGGTTGGAAATATTACAACAATAATACAGTAATTGTTCCCGGTACAACGCGACCGATCCGTTATAAACCTTTTTTCGAATTCGATTATTTCTTTCAAAATGAAACGCTTTATATTAGCCCTACTCAACTACTTAAACAACAATATGAAAATTTCACCGCTTTTGTTCCTCCAGAAGAAGATGACCCCGCTTTTGTGAAAATTACTGGACAACGATTAATACAAAAACCTTGTATGATTATTATGGAAAACCTCCTTGATATGACTCATATTAGTTATGTTCATTCGTTTGGTAATCCAAGATCTCCTATTCCTTTTCATATTGATTATCATGATTTAAAAGAAAATGTCGCCGGAAGAACTACCTTCCATTATACTTCTGGGCAGAATACCATTTCTCGATGGCTTGGTAATGCTGATACAGTTGTAGTAGAAAACGAGTTCCATTTACCTGATACAACAGTGACTCGAGTACGCGCGAATGATGTCGTTAAAACCATAGTAACTCATTGTTTCCCAGTCAATGACAATGAAACCATTTTACAATATGAACTCTATCGGAATTTCTTGGTTTCCCCTTATTTAGACTCTTTGTTTCAATACCAAATGAAAGTGACTTTAGATGAAGATGTAAAAATTCTCAATACGATCGATTTACATGATAATTCCATGAATTACAATTGCAATTATGATATTACCCAAATGAAATTTAGGAAATATTATGATAAATGGATTTAAAAAAAGGATTCGGAGAAGATTAAAATGTATTGGTACTGTATATAATTAGTGAAAATATGTTTAGTTTTGGTGGTGAAGAGACAGTAAATACAGATACAGGTACAGGTACAGGTACAGGTACAGGTACAGGTACAGGTGCAACAGATACAGATACAGGTGCAACAGATACAGATACAGGTACAGGTACAGGTGCAACAGGTACAGGTACAGGTACAAATGAAGGAGAACTAGCAAATGCAGCAGGGGGTAAGAAGCGCAGAACACGTCGCAACAAGAAATCCAAAAAAGCAAGAAAATCCAAAAAGGCTAAAAAGTCCAAAAAGGCCAGAAAATCAAAACGCCGTAATTAATTGTCTTTCTTTATGTTTAGTAATCTTTAAACATAAATATAAACGTAATATTCTAAAATAACTTATACTCTTTATTTCTCTCGAAACTCAATCATTCATGTTATACGACAATATACAAAAATATACAAATCAATGTTTTATACAATTACTAACATTTTTATACAATCAGTTTCCACTTCAATCGTACGAAGATTCTTTTCAAATCGATAAAAAGGATTCCAATGTAAAACCTAAAATGAATACAGTAAAAATGGAGTTCAGTAAATTAAACGAGTTCAATCAAGTAAAAGAAAAGGTCTATGAAAAATTAGCGTTTGTTTCTCTCGAACTCGATATACCAAAAGATTCTATTATTGACGGAAACAATAATAAACTACTTGTTCATTTTTCGACAGATGAATCCAATGAGTTGTACAAAATATTCATTCACTTCAATCATTATTACGTGTCTGGTCCATTTATGTTTTCATTATTAAACGAACTTTCCAGTAGTCCGCCACCTATTTTTCTAAAAACCGATTTCTATTTATCTTTTTATTATTTATTCCGTTTTGTGTCATTTGTCATTGACAAACTATGGAATACTACTTTTTTGAATTACAAGCATTATGAAAAAAAGGACACCTATGGTACCAACATGATACATAAGAAAAGTCTATTTTCCTCCAATAAACGGTACGATACGTATCTTCAAATATTAAAACATACACATGCCGCATTAAAGACAACCCGTCCATTAACAGTAGGATTGGCTATGGCGTTTGAACCTTTGCCTTATTTGAATAATAATGTAGGAATCATTCTAATTGAATATACTGCAAATGATACAGCCGAGACATTACAACAAAAAATAAAAGACAATTTTTATCACGCTTACGTAACAAATCTATTTTTACAAATCCCATCTTTATTTAGCAGTAGCACAAATATACGTAATTTATTGGATTGCATTATTTCCTCCATGTACATTAAAACCGATTTAAATATGAAAATAGCTTGGAATACTGCCAAATCACCAATCGAAGAGGTATATGTAGGCAATATATCACAAATCCGTTCAGATGGCTCGATTGATCTAAATATCACATTCAGTTCATGTAGTAACAAATTTCAAATAGATGATCGTCTAGTCGAAAAAGATTATTTCACTTGTTAAAAAAAATGAATATTTGTATTATATATACTTGAAAAGATGCAAATGGTTTGGTATTACAAGAATGCTAGTTTATCAACTAGCGGCACCGGAAGAGGTACTGGTACAAATTGGCGTGCTATTAGTAGGCGGGTATAATTGGTCCGTCCTATTTGTTATATGATCCTTGTCATATTACAAATCGATGATTATTGTGTAATTTTCCGGATTACATGATTGGATGTTTCTAAGGCGCCTTCAATCCAACCTTGGGTTTCCGAGTAATTTTCGCCACAAATGTAAAATTCTCTCGATGTATCGGGTTGTAATACTTTAGCAGATATTTTCCTACTATCCACTTTTGGTTTCCAATATGCTGTACCGGTATTCCAGTAGAATGCACATACATCTTTGGGTTTGGCTATAGTAATATTAAGAGCATCTTGGATTTTTTCATGTAAAGTATCGATCATGGCTTTTTTATTGGGCATCGAACCCCAGTATTTAGCATATTTTGAATCCGTATAAGAAATCATAATAATACCTTTCTCTCGATCAATGGGAATAATATACCGTATTTCATTTGAGACAGTTGTTTTAGGCAATTCATCGAACCATATATCCTTTCTGTCGAACTTTGCATAAATCCGGCATAGTATTTTCACATTGATGTTGAGTAGCAAGGATTTGTAGGGCTTGCAATAAGTAAAAGACAGTAAATCATATTTCGGTATAGCGGCTATACACCTTTTTGCTTGTATTGTTTCTCTCGAATTGCTGATTGTAAAATGAAAACAAGAATCCTGATAATTAATTGATGATACTTCTTGATTACAAAATACAGTACAACGATCTTTAGCTAATTTATTGTACAGGGTATTGATTACACTGGACATACCACCATCGACTATGGAAAAGTGATTCTTTGTATGCATGCCTTTAGAAAATAGCTTGATTGCATTGTATGTATTCATATTTACCAATTGCTCGTAATACCCAAATGCGTTTTTCACAAATTGGATTTCGTCGGGTTTCAAAATGGATTTAGCATAATCGATAAATTTAGTAGATTGCAATAATTTCACACTCTTGTGCTTGGCTGAATCCAGTACTTTAGTAATATAATCAAAAGGATTTTGTTGATGGTATGGTGATTTTTCATTGTAATACGATACATTACCACTTATTGGTATCGTCTTAATATTTAGTTCTTGTAATAATGATTTGTAGAGCCGGTGTGTTTGATTTAACCTTCCGGCTCCTGCTTCAATATTGGAGCCGTACCATTTAACTGTACAAATGCGTCCTCCAATTGTATCGGATTTTTCAAATACCGCTATTTTTGAGTATTTATCTTGTAATTTATATGCACTATATAATCCGGATATTCCTGAGCCTATAATTACCACATCGTACATGACCTTTCTTATACTATATGAAAAGAGTTTCTAAAATTGAAAATGTATTGTTTTTTAGTTATATATAGTAATCTAAAAAGAGTAATATATATTATTTATATCGCTTATCACTTCTCAATTAAAACGAATCGTATTTTATACAAACTTAGTAAAAGAGCCAAGATGAATACAGTAGAAACAGTTGTCAATGCTAGTACTATTACCGAGCAAAATCCATGTGTTCCTATTATTAGGACTGCTGCAGTAGTACATGGACCAAAATGCCACATTCCTTGCTACATTCCTAAAATTCTACAAGACATGCAGGACTATTTAGAAAACTATAAAGTGAAAATAGCGGATGCAGTGGAAGGGGAAGGGCGTGGGGGTAGTCTGAAGGATGAACGTTCTATTAAAGATGCATTGTGCGAAAACCCGGTTTTCAAGGAACATATAGTCGATGAACAAGCCCGCAAATTTGGGGACATTCTTGTACTGGATTATGATAAAATCAACTTCCATCCGGTCAATATTAAAACATCGATTGGATCATCTGACAATGCTTTTAGTAAAGGAGGCATAGTATATGCTTTTACTGATTTGGCTTATGATAAGATCCCTAAAGCCATGAATTTCCATACAATGAATACTCTTGTACATAAAAATAAAGCCGAAATACACGGTAGAGACTACTGGTTTCTTTGTATCGATAAGATCGATTCGTCTAGGGTTTTAATTAGAGGGTTGAAACAGATAAACCATTTAATTATGAATGTCAATCCGTCTAACATATTGCAAATCAATTGGAAAAAGGAAAAAACAGTAAAACCAAAATACCGTACATATGATGAAGCCTATGATACTATATTTGGAATCATTAAGAAGTCAATCAATTCGTTCATTCAATCATTGCCGAGTGATTGGATCGACTTTACACCAAATGTCCCTGTAGAAGAAAAAAACGTTATTGTGGAACCGATTGAGGAACCGATTGAGGAGCCCAGTACAGAAACCATTGTTGAACCAATCCTAGAAAATATTATTGAAAAAGTATTAGAAAAAAGTGTTTAAATTATTGTATATTTTTAAGATTTTAACTAAAAGAATAAATTGAAACTACTACTTAAATACAATCCGTCAATTATTGTATAATTAGAATAATGACAGAGAAAACTATTGTTAATGATAAATGGTATGTAAAAGATCTTGTTTCAAAAGTTTTTTTTAATATATTAAGAAAGGACAAATATCAAAGAAAACGAAAGTGGGATACGTGTCCCAAAAGTGAAAATGTCCCGAATGAGCGTTCTTTTATAGAGTTTTTGTTTGAAAATAAAAATACAGTTTTCCCTATTACGTTTGGTCAAAACATAGTAAATGAAAATGTGTTTTTATCTAACATCGATGGAAATAATCGCATTAACGCCATACTACATTTTATACATAATCCATTTGAAATTTTTGAAGATTACTTGGATAATTTAATAATTATTTTAGATATGGTTGAAAATACGGATGAAATAATTGAAATATTTAAATCCATGTCTTATAATGATTTTATTAAAATACGAAGACCAGACAGATTTTTTAAATCAATTGGAAGAGAAGATTTATTTGAAATAATTAAAGACATACAAAATGAGATAGATGATGAAATTGAAAAAATTCAAAAAAAACTTAAAATTGGTGAGGAAGATAATTTTGATTTACATGTTCAGATAAATGTAAATATATTTATAGGATACACAACATCAGAATTAGCGATTTTATTTGAACGAATAAACAAATTTAATAGTAGATTAACTGAAACTGAACTATTGGCAAGTCGATTATACCCATGTATTGATTTCATAATTTATGATAATGTTTTTAAGACAAATTTACAAAACACAATAAAAGAATATTATGAATGGAAATCAAAAGATGAAGTTTTAATGTGCTATATTTTTAATCCTCAGACAGATGATATAAATGCCTATGATTTCATCGTAGGTTTCCAAAATCATTTCAGTAAAAAATATAAGTTTATTAGTAAAACAGAAGTAGATGGACTATCTTTATTTTTCAAACTTTACAAGGCGTTATATGGAGGTTATGACAATACATTTACAACAGAAAATGTAAATGATTTTATTAAAAATATTACTTATGCATGTGATATTATGAATAAATCGATATCAAACATTTTTACAGATAAAATTAATGATAAATTATTCAATACTTCATGTAAAGCAAAATTACAAACATTGAAAAAGAATAATATATTTATGTTAATTAGTTCTATTATAGGGTACAGTAGAAAAAACTTAGACGAATCTACTATTGTTCAAAGTATAGAACGTTGTTTATTGTTTCATTTTTTTATAAGTGACTTAAAAAATAAGGAAATTCGCGAAGAATATAAAAACTATGATTCTATTACATATAGAGCAGGAGGTGGTTTTATTGATAATTCAGTAAAAAGTCTATTAAGTAATCCTGAACAAATTAGCATAACTGTAACCAAAGAACGTTTTCATAAATTAATTAAGTACTTACTAATTGAAACGAAAACACCATATATAAGAAAACTAGACAATGGAAAAAATAAAAATGATAAACGCAGAAATTTAAGGTTCTTTGAAAAAACATTGATGTTTTATTTTTACAAAGGAAAAATACCAATTGACATTTTAAATAATAATTTTAGCATTGAGCATATTTTTCCAAATAGTAGCGAATGGTCTGATGTACTTGATAAAGATAGAACTGGAAATCTTATACCTATAATTTCTAGTATAAACTGTTCCAGGGGTAATAAACATATTACCCATTACAAAAAAACACGTGAAGGTGAAGAATTCTGTAAATATATTGAAGATATAATCCCTTTTACTGAGTATGATAGTACTATTTCACATTCTGACGGGAAGCCAGTAATTTTAAATAATGAATTGTTCAATCATATTTGTGATGCAAATGAAAAAAAATACAATGAAAATTTTATTAAATGTTTATTTGATTAATTTGTTTGATTGAAACTATGCTAAAAATAAAGTTATAAAAGTAATAGAAAACATTTTTATTTATTACTTTTTTTAAGACAGGTGTGATGGAAACACCGAGTTTTTTAATTGATTATGTCCAATCTTGAATCGCCCGCTGTACATGTAATTTTCTTTGTAAGTATCGCTATTGATATATTCCACAATTCTTGCTAAAGGAACTGGTAACTTCCGTTTTGGTATTAAAACAATTAACCCTCCTCCAAAAAATTGGACTTTATCTAAAAAGCATATTTCTTTTTGTCGGGTAATGTTCTGTACAAAAATACAATCTTCTCCTAAATGTTCTTGGATAGTTGTGTAATTTCGCAATGCTCCCCATTTAAACCAATTTTCTTCGCTAAACTTTCTGATCTTCCGGGAAATCAATTCGGATTTATGTTCCAATAAATATTCATTTAGCGAATTATTATCAGTAGGATAATGATCGATCAAGATATATCGTTCCTTTTTCGACTTACCATTTAAAATATCCACATTTCCATACTCTTTGTTTTTATAAACGTCTTCTTTACCAGTAACCATACCTACATATACATCAAAGTAATAGGAAAATAGTCGTGTCTTACTAGTAGTAAGCTCGTCCGTAAATGTAATGATTCCATTCTGATTATTCAAATATTTTTCAACTCCGTTAATTTTCGTCCTTTTTTCTAAAGAAGGGTTTTTGCAGTAACGGAAGATGATCACATCGATGGATGCATTTTCGAATAATCTTTCATCATGAGGATAAATGATATCAGTAAAAGTACCTGACTTTAGCATTTTTTGTAGTAATTTAGCGGAACTGGTTAATTTAATGAAATCACTTGGAACAATAAAGATGAGTTCTCCATTTGGATTTAGCCAATCTACACATTTTTCAATGAACTGAATGTACATATTTTTCGACGATGTTTTTACATATGGAGGATTTCCAATGATGGTATCGAATGTTTCATTTTTCGGAACCTTTAGGAAATCTGTAAAACAAATATCTTTTTTATTGACTAAACATTCTAAATTGTCATCAATCTCGTACATGACAAATCGAGGAGTTTCATCGGATGATGTCCAATGATCTTGTACATGTTTTACTAAATCTCCCCGACCAACTGATGGTTCTAAAATAGTAGATGGATTATTGGATATCAATGAAAGTACAGAATTCTTCAAATATTCATTTTTAGTGAAATATTGTCCTTTAGCATGTTCTCGTAATTTGCATTTCATTATTCGTACTTTTATATTGTAATATGAAAGTACGTATATACATTTTTTTATTTTCAATTTCAACACGTTTTTAAAGCGAGTCATTTTTTATTTGTAATATTTATTGATAATATTGATATGTGGAATCTTTTTTTTTTCAAATTTAGGATTATTTGATTATTCATGTGTTAAATAAGATACTTTATATTTCTCTCGAACTTTACTATGTTGTGATTAGTTTGTTTCACGATCCTAGGGAACCGATTATTCATAATAATTCTTTTCAGTAAGGATCGTTTTTCTCAACCCACTACTTTATCTGTATTTTTGTTTGATTTACTATACAATATATGAACTATATTTATGTTCTATATAATAGTACATATGATAGGTGATTACTGAATAGTCATAGTAGTTTAATTATGTATTTTTTTTTCGAACTTTAGAGAAAATAGATGTTCTGGCTATTATTCGTACTGTTTATAGTAAAAACCTCTGGTTCTACAGATCAATACGACTGTGTTGTACCAACAAAAGTAGAAGATAGACGTCCAGATAAATCAAGATGGACAGTTGCGCAATACAATGTAGAATGGTTATTTACCGAACAGTACAAAGACTGCCCTGGTAGTGGTTGTTCATGGAATTCCAGTGAAGAAGAATATGTTCATTTGGCTGCAGTAGCAAATGTCATTAAACAAATCGATGCAGATACTGTACATATGTGTGAAGTACAAAGTTGTACGCAATTAAAGGAATTAATTGAATTACTACCAGGGTCGGGGTACAAACCCTATTTAATAGAAGGTACAGATACTTATACTGGTCAAAACGTTGGTTTGATCACCAAAATCGATCCGGTTGCTCCGTTGGCGCGAACAGATGAAAGGGTCGATTATCCAATAGAAAACAATAATTGTGATTATACTGGTGAAAATGGATCGACGAGCGTTTCCAAGCATCTGTTTGCCGACTTTTCCATAAATAATAATACTATACATCTAGTTGGAGCCCATTTATTATCCAATCCAAATGATCCGACCGCTTGTGTAAAACGCGAAGCACAGACACAGGTTTTGCAAAATGAAATTGTCAGTAAGTATAAAAATACCGATAATATAATTGTCATTGGTGATTTAAACGACTTTGACCCTAATGTACTGGATCTGAATTCCAATATTCCCAATTCACGTGCGCTAAATATTTTATATGGAAACAATGGTACATATTCAGGTAAATACGAATTATTTTCAGTAGGTAATTATGTAGATCAATCAGACCGTTATACAAACTGGTATGACCCCAATGGTGATTGTATAGTAGAAACCAGTGAGTATTCTGCGATTGATCATATTTTAACATCAAAATCGATTTATTCCAAGATTGAAAACGTATATTACTATCATGATTACGAAGAAGGATGTGATATTACAAATAGCGATCATTATCCTATAATCATTGAAATAACTACTTAAAGAAAAAATGTATTGTATTGTATATACCATACATAAAACTATGTATTTTTTCTTGCTTTTATCTCTATTACCAATAGTAGCAGCCGGTGACCATTTTTCCAGATTCGAAGGATTTATCCAAAAGTATGGAAAACAGTACAACAGTGTAGAAGAGTTCAATTCTCGTTTTGAAATCTACCGCGATAACATGGAATTCGCTATGAACGAAAATGCTCGCCAAAATAATTATACTTTAGGAGAAACCATCTTCTCCGATTTGAATTTAGATGAATTTCACTACTACAAAAACAACTACATGGTTGGCTCCACTTGTGAGTCATTTAAATCAGTAGATGTAGATGCTCCTGTAGAATTAGATTGGAGAGAAAAAGGTGCAGTAACCCCAGTCAAAGATCAAGGACAATGTGGTTCATGTTGGTCATTCAGTGCAACTGGTGCAATGGAAGGAGCATGGCAAATCGCCAAGGGGGATTTAGTGTCTTTATCTGAACAACAATTGGTGGATTGCAGTGCAGGTTTCAAGTACGGTAACCATGGGTGCAATGGTGGTTTAATGGATGGTGCTTTCCAATATGCAATTGACAATGGAATGTGCAAAGAATCGGACTACAAGTACTTAGCCAAATCAGGAACATGTACTAAATGTGAGCCCGTTGTATTTTTATCATCGTGTGTCGATGTTACGCCACAAAACGAGGTTGATTTGGAAAAAGCAGTAGCGATCGGTCCAGTCAGTGTTGCAATTGAGGCTGATACACGTACATTTCAAATGTATGAAAGTGGTGTCATTACTGGTTCTGCATGTGGAACAAATTTGGATCACGGTGTTTTGGTTGTAGGATACGGTACAGAAAGTAATCAACCCTATTGGTTAGTAAAGAATTCATGGGGATCATCATGGGGAGAAGATGGATACGTGAAAATCGAAAAATCATCCAGTACAAAAAATAAGGGTACATGTGGAATTGCTATGCAACCATCTTATCCTGTTGTGTAAATATACTTTGTTGATGTAATATAAATTGTAATTTTTTTTATTCTATAGATTGGTTTAATATAGAATAAAATGCCTGTTTTTTACCGGACTCGATAAAATTCAATCAACTTGCGGTTTATGTATTCTTGTTCTACTATAATTTCCGACTCATGTATTTTTTTGAACTCATTACAAGCGTCTTTTACAAATGGGCGAGTCAATTGATCTCCAACTACATAGAGAATGCCACCTGACCGTACATACGGCATAACGACGGTTAATTCATGTACAATACCTTCGTACGTATCCGCTCCGTCAATTGTCACCCAATCAATGTTTTTAGGGAACTGCTCTTTCAAAAATTCCGGTGTTAATATTTCTTCAGTACTTCCTGTACAAAAGTTAATATAAGGACACATCACAGCAAAATAGTTCTGAAATGGCGATTTCAAATAGTTCGTATCACATACTACATAATGCTGTATAGGTTTTGTTCTACACGACTGTACCATAGTAGCAGATGTACGACCACTTGCAAACCCTGTTTCTACTATATATTCGGGCTCGATTGTACGTATTAAATTGGACATATGAATAACTTGTTTCCCACATATAAATGCATCCCCTTCGTTAAAATTGTAAAAAGGTGATCCCGTGACACGACATGCTGGAAATTGAACACCACCCCGATTACGATTCAAACAAATAACACTTTCCACATTGTTCTTTGAATTACGATCTGTTCCTTTGAAATATTGGAAAAAATTCATTTTCTTTAATAATATACTAAATATAGATTGTTCATGTCGATGTTCATCATATTCGGGTACATTTGGTATTGTAGAAGGACTATCGCTTATTAAATGATAGTTTCCACATAGTGCATACCATAAGCGGACAATCTCAAGTACTTTATCACATTTAGTCAAAATGAATGCAGTCGCTTGAATTTGCGAAGTATTCAATTCAGGGTGGTCCTTCATACTTAACTGTGCAATAAGATCCATTTTCGTCATCGACTTTTCTAAATTACAAAACGATGTATGAACAAGTTGGTTTTTGCAAGAATTGATTAACTTCTCGTAATTTTCTTTCGGGTTTTCACAATCTAAATCAAATTCACATCCAGCATCGGCATAAAACAATCGTTCGCCATCTTTCATCGTTTCCAGTGTTTTTAATATCAAATATGGTTTCCATATTGCATAACCATACAATCGTGGATTCTTTTCTACAAAATTACCATGAATACCCCAAAAATCGTCCATGGTTTTCAAATCTTTGTCTAAATAACAATACACTTTATCGAATATACCTGTAGAATAGGCTTGTTTCTCCAAGCGCTTTGATGCCTCGCGGAAATTATTTTTTCCACCTCCAAATGTCAAAAAGACCGACATTATATAATAAATGACCTTTAGTTATTGTAGTATAAGTAAGTCACTTATTTATACTTATTTAGGCATTCATATAAAAAAATGTCTAAAATTGAAAAAAAATAAATTAGTATATCCATCAAATAATTCATACTTATAACACAGTAAATATAAGCTTTTAAATCAACAAAATGGGCAAAAACTTTCAAGGTGGTAAAAAAGCCAAATCCATGGCAAGAAAAAATGGAAACTTAAATAAAAACGATGTACCAGTGATTATATCACCGGAAGAAGAATATGCAGTTGTTACTGCTGTTAGTGGTAATGGTCGTTTCCGTGTTTGCAATAAAAACGGTACCACCTATGTTGCAGTACTACCAGGTGCAATGCGCGGTAGAAGAAAGAGGAGTAATTATGTTGGAAGTAATACCTTTTTACTTATCAATAATCGGTCATCTTGGCAAACACTGAAACCATTATGTCATGTAGATGTCGATCATGTGTATTCTGAACAACAAGCACAGCAATTACAATTACACGCTTTGTTTCGAGAATATATGAATAAGGGATTTAGTGATAGATTAGCAGACGATAACAATAATGTTCAATTTTCCAACGTACAAGATGTACAACCGGTACAAATAACTAAACCAAAACAAATAGAAGATGATGATGATGATGATGATGATATTGTGCTAAATAATGATTTCGATTTAGATCTAATTTAATGACTCTTATTTAGGAGATTGATATTCGAGATTCTAAAATTGATTTTCTAAACTGTTCGTAAAGAATGCTATAAATAAATACATGTTATATTGAAACAATGACATTAAACAAAACAGATTCTACTTCCCCTCGAAAACACAAAAAAAGAAAAGAAAAACAGAAACCAGAAGAAAAACAAGACACCGCCATTATAACAAAGGACAAAGATGATGATGATGATGATTCAAAAGAAATGGAGAAAGACAATGGTAAATCAAAAAAAAGGAAAAATGAGCGCAGGAAAATACTGTATGAATTACACCATACACATGCCGCATGTGATAATCCAGTAAAATTCAAAAGTAAGACGCATGAAATATTAAAACAAATTTTAAATAAAAATCACAATATACCATATACATAATTTTTAACAACTATAACTAAAGTATGCAATTTTCTTTTTTTAATTCACTTTTGAAAAAAAAGTACCATTTAAAAATCATCGGTCTTGTCTCATTAATAATCGTGTTCAGTTTTTTTTATGCGTTGTTGGATACAACACATTTTCAAGGAATTAATGTTGTACAAGATAAAGTGAAAGATGATATTGTAGAAAAAGAGTCCAAAAAAGTGACACATGAGTCATTTGAACAACTCAATCAGTACGAGACTGCAGAAAAACAAAACCTAAAAAGGAATATTCAAGAAAAGGTAGAAGACGAGGAAGAAAAGATATCCCGTCCTTCTGTATTTCAAAACTTTTTCGATCGATTATACTTTAGTATAATTACTGCATGTCTTCTTGGTTATGGTGATATATACCCTACAACTAATATTGCTAAATCACTCAGTGCATTACAATCATTCTTAACGGTTTGTCTCATTTTATATTAATTTAATAGTAAATCTCCGTTTTGAAATGAAATAACCGATGATACATGATACTCTCGATTTAACGTATTGTTCTCTTTGTCCTCTTCTACTACAATAATCATATAACTCTTGGCGTGTTCAAATCGGTCCATACGCTCGTACCATGACGGTATTTTCTTCATGCCGATATTATAACATATTTGCGTTTGTCTATATCCATTGTAATCTTCAAATACATCTATTTTACGATTATTATATAAACCTTCTATTTTCTTAAATTCATCATTTTCTTTACAAAAACGGAAAAACAATCCGTCTTTTTTTGAATCGTAGTAAATAACTGTACGGGTATCTGCATATTCTAATATTATATTGATAATTTCAAGAGGTAATTTTGGGTTCATTAATGTTTTTTTGAATTTTTGCTATACATGTTAATACCAAAAATATTTTTTAACCGCTTTATTATAGTTTAGTTAAAGACCATTTTTATTACTCTTTTCCACAAAGTGGTTTAACTAAGATAACCAAAAATTGATTTTCATCATATAGGTCATTTATATACGTTTTTTCTTCTACAAATTCAAAGCCAGTATCCTGTGCCATTTTTAACAAATCCCGTTTCGATTCCATGTACATGGTCATTTCATTATGTCGTACGTTTCCATTAATCGAGTCAGTAAAGGTCTCAGTAACAATACATTCGTCTTTGTTGCTTGAACTTGGATTTATTTTACGTTCATAGTCATAAGTGGTTTCCGATATGGTTGTCTTTTGTATTTTCGAAGATACACTCGAGAGATCAATAGAGGGAGCCGCTTTTTTATACAATTCGGGATTGACAATATGTACAATCAAATACCCTCCTTTGCGTAACCAAAAATAACAATGTTTGAAAAATGTGTTTTTATCTTGGATTTCGTATAAAGTAAAATGAGTACAACAAATATGAGAGAAAGAATCATTTTCATACCTCATAGGGTCAGATGTTACATTTCCACACTGGACTTCAGAATGTTTTACTTTCAGTTTAGTGTGTTCAACCATTGTAGGTGAAATATCCAATCCAAATGCATGTACATCATGTTGTTCTAATTTTTGCAGTAAATGTCCTGTACCACATCCTACATCTAGTATAGACGAATTGTCGGTTATTTTAGTAGAAGTACGTATTGTCTCGGAATCTTGAATACTGTAACTATCAGAAGATTGGTATTCATCATAGTAATCTAAATAAAATGAATCATATATGGAATTATTTTGTTTTAACACATATGGACTAGTTTGAGAGAAACCTTCTTGCATTGGCTCACTATAGAACCTTTTTAAAACCCATATTAAGATTAATGAAACCAACAAAAAAATCCCTAAATTATATAACATGGAATACATGAATAAGTAAAAACTGTGTGTATATATTTGTATAATATACACTCAGTAAAATAAATGTTTTTTGCAATCTACATTCACTCAAATGATCGCAATTGAGTACGTGTATGGTTATTGAATAGATCCCGTCCGATTGGTATGGATCGTACTCGTTCTTCTCTCGAAGTAACATTTGTATTTGTAGGTGTGAATAATCCTGGATGTGGTTGTGGTTGGATATTGGATGTTCTCGGCACATTGACTTTGTACAAATCACTATTGGACGATGGTACATAAAAAGCCTGATCGGCTTTTTGTTTGGCTACTGTTTGATTACGTAACCCCGACTCCACATCAATGCTTTGCAAAAATGTAGTAGGTGGTGCTCTTGACCCTGGGTTGAAATTTCCCTCAACTGAATGCATTGGTACAGCACGTATTGGTTCTTGTGATGGTGCAACACGATCTGCAATCGGAAATCTCGAATAACGTGTCATGACTGGATGACGACTAAAATTAGGCGCCAATTGCGAGTCTGGGAATTGACGCGTATGTAATCTACTGTTTATTTCATCTACTCGATCATTTTGTCCGTAATATAATCCATTTACTGTTCCAATCATTGTATAAATATTATTTTTATAAAGGCTATTGATTTTCTATATATATCTTACACTTTATTTTTCGCCTAAATGTTTCTCTCCAACTAACTCATCTGAATTCATTTTCGTTTTTTACGAGTTGAACCATTATTATTTGTATTATCTTGACCCAGTAATAAATCACCATCCTTCTTTTTCGATGTTTCCTTTCGATTCCGGCGTTTTCTACCTGTAGAAGGAACATTTGTAGCTTTTTCGTATAATTCAATTGCATTTTTAGCATATAATTCTACTACTTTAGGTTCTTGTCGATTTTTCCAATTTGTTTCATTTAATTTATCATCATTCCATTGAACTAAATAGAGAGAACCATTTTGTTTTACGAATTCTCGATGAGTTGTAAAATGAAAAGTTTTAGGAAGATGATTCACAATTCTCTCGATTTTGTAATTTAGGAAAAATGGTAAATGTTGAATATATGTTTTTACTTTAGGATCTTTCATTTTTGCTAAAGTAATTTGATCAGTATATTCATCCAAATCCTTGATTTTCATTGTATTATTTGAGATATTTTCATTTTCAAATGGTTCGCTAATTAATTGAAAATGATAATTCCTTTTTTTTAAATCAACTAAATAGATTCTCAAATAATGAACTGATGTTTTTTGTTTTGATTCTTTCCATCCTCGAACTGTAGAGAAAAATTGATTGTTACTCCATATTTCAGTTATAGAACTGCTTACTTCTACAATATCACCAAGTCGATACTTCTTACCGTTTCTCTGAAAAGGTGCATGTGTAATAATTTCGATTTTTCCAGATAAAAAAGGAGTACTCAAATAATATTTAGGACATTTAGACAATTTTTTGTTATTTTCTAAATAATCTTCCATTTTGACCACATCGACATATGGATTTAGCAATTCATCGGACAAACGGTCATTCCATACCGAATCAATAATATATTCCTTCCATTGTCCATCCACGTCTTGTATTGGTATTGTTCCCACAAAATTTGTAAAAGTGTCTTTTAATTTGACGACATCTTTTGGACGATATGTCACATTATTGACTTCGAATTCTTCTGGGTATGCACGTTTCCATTGTTTGGTTTTTTTCTTTTTCCTTTTTTCGGATTCGTTTTGTAAGTTCATCAATTTATATACGGAAATGACTTCAATTGTTATTTCGCCTTCCCTTATTATCACTTCTTTCGTTTCCTTATCGTAGAGTTGTCGTGTATTCATACGAGTATGTTCGTCGTATCCGATGATTTTCCACGACAGCAATTGTACTTTATTTAGGTCATGTACGCTATAATCATCATGTACCAATCCAATATATTTCTCTCCATAATAATTTTGTACAGATTGTTCAAAAAAGAATGAAGGCAATAATACAGTTTCGTTTGTATTTTCTACATCAATTGGCAATTCATCTTCATAGTTCATATTCCAGTGAGTTTCGTAATCATATTTGAAAATCCAATTATCGTAATCATTTGTTGCTTTTCTTTTGTTTGCTTCTAAATGTAAAAAATCGCGCAATTCAATAAAATAAAGAACGTCTTCTCGGTTTTCACTTTCAATTACTTCGATAGTGTGAATTACGCCTTTTTCTTTCAATTGTGCAATTACATTTTTTTGGTCATTTTCGTTCTTTTTCTGGAGACCTGTATAAACAATATGCATTTTGCGCGCACTATTGGGATCATTGCTTATATTGGATGGTCGTTTAATGCTATCTAAAATAAATTCATAATCACCAATACTGTATTTGGGTTTTTGTAGTACATTATATTCTTTATGAACGCGCTTTTGTAATGATTCTATATTGAGTACGTCAGTGACCATATCCATGCGTATTACAGGGTTACGAAGTGTATCTTTAGTCTTTTGTATGGATTGCAATTCCAATGAATTGTCAATAAAAGTACGTAAGCGTGTTTGTACTTGATTTATTGGCAATAGATCCATATTTTTCTCAGGAGTATGTGCCTGTGGGATTTTTTTTTTATTTTTATTATCAACGAGGAGTTCATATTTCCAGATTTCTAGAGGTTTAAAGATAGGATCGTCAAATAGAGTAATACAATCGAGAATAAATCCTAAGAAAAACTGCGCTTCATGTTTTTCAATTCTGTACCATTCACTGGGATTATTTGTAGGATAAGATAAAACGGCTTGTGGAAATAACTTTCGTAATATAGCGTGAATTCTGGTTTCAATATACATACCAATAAATGTATTTTTCTCTCGTAAATATGGATGATACTCTTTCAAGAAATAAAATACATAATGTACTTTATATCCTACGTTTTGCAAACCGGGTAATAAAAAGGTTTGTGCATCACCCAATCTACCAGGTACAACATCTTTCTCTCGATAATCTTGTTTTCCTCCTTCACCGACTTTGAAATACAATCCATTCCCGACTGTTTTACTGATAATATAAATATAGGTTGTATTGTAATGAGTCTTATGTAAAGGGCTATAAAAAGTTCGATTTCCTATTTTAAAAATGGATTCCGATCCATTATAATCTAGTCCTGTAGAAGTCGGATAAACCGTATCGTACGTGTTTAATCCTTTTGCGGGGAAATATTTGTCAAGAAGGTCATTGTCGATTTCACAATAGAGTCTATTTTTTCGAGAATAATACGTAATTTCAGATTGCGTTTTATATATGGGCTCACATTTCGATTTTCGAGTTAATCGTGACGACGTTTTTTTCCGGGGTTGTCTGGATGATTTATTTGGAGACATATTATTTACTATATATACATATTTGATAGATTGTTCTCAGTAAAAAGTGGTAAAAATTGAAAAAAAAGTATAAAGGCTTTACTTGATCATTAATATAGTACTTATATAAAAACCTTTTTACATTTCGTACAAATACTACTAAACACAAACAAACACAAACAAACACAATGGTAATCTTATGCAATAATCTTTATCCCGATGACGATGACAATAGATATCAGTACAAAAAGTATTTTACTAAATTTCCCCATGACTTGAGTTCATTTCAAAAGTATGCAATTGAGGGTATAGTAAATAAACAGCATGTATTGATTACAGCTCATACTGGATCTGGTAAAACATTACCAGCAGAGTTTGCAATTGAACATTTAGTTGAACAGGGGAAAAAAGTAATATATACAAGTCCCATAAAGGCGTTATCAAATCAAAAATTTTATGAATTCACCAATAAATTCCCTCATATATCGTTTGGTTTATTTACTGGTGATATTAAAACCAATCCCGAAGCTGATGTCATTATTATGACTACTGAAATTTTAATGAATCGTTTATTTAATCAATCGCTTTCTAATGAAAATGTGCTCCAATTTCAAATGGATTTCGAAACTGAGTTAGCAGCGGTTGTATTTGACGAAATCCATTATATTAATGATCCTGATAGGGGTCAGGTATGGGAAAAAGCGTTATTAATGTTACCAGATCATGTACAAATGATTATGCTTTCCGCTACATTGGATAAACCTGAAAAATTCGCAGAATGGATTGAAACCAATCATCCTGAAAAAAATGTATATTTATGTCCTACTACACACCGTGTAGTTCCATTGACTCACTACGGATTTATTACGATGGGTGAGCATGAATTCAAATTAATCAAAGATAAAACTCTAAAAGAACGTCTTCGTAAATTAATCAAGGAACCGGTCATGTTACAAGATCACAAAGGTAAGTTTTATGCGCAAGGATATGATCAAATAAAGGAAGTCCGTACAGTATTAGATAAGCAGCGAATTCGTATTAATCGAAAATTCTGTTTAAACCAATTAGCTAAACATCTGAAATCTCGGTCATTATTACCAGCGATTGCATTTGTATTTTCCCGAAAGCACGTAGAATTATGTGCGCATGAATTGACTACAAATTTATTAGAAGATGATACTAAAATACCGTATTTAATTCAAAAAGAGGCGAATCAGATTATACGTAAATTGCCAAATCACGAAGAATATTACCGATTACCGGAGTATGTACAATTAATTAAATTATTGGAAAAAGGGGTTGGAATTCATCATAGTGGTATGATCCCTATTTTGAGAGAAATTGTAGAGTTATGTATTAGTAAAAGGTATATTAAATTCCTATTTGCTACAGAATCATTTGCAATCGGTTTAGATTGTCCCATTAAAACGGCAATATTTACAGGTATTACTAAATTCGATGGCGATGGTGACCGTAATTTGCATTCCCATGAATATACACAAATGGCAGGTCGTGCTGGAAGACGTGGAATTGATACTTTTGGATATATAATTCATTGTACAAATTTATTCCGTTCATATCCATCTTCATTGGAGTATAGAACCATGATGGGTGGAAAGCCGCCTACGCTAGTTTCGAAATTCAAAATCGACTACAACTTAATTTTAAATGTTTTGAAATCGACATCGAATGCTACGGTCGAAACAATTGTCTCGTTTGTCAATAAAAGTATGCTCTACGATGATTTAGAGTGTGAGATTCACCATCAAAAAAATGCGTATTTGGATATGAAAGAGGAAATTGAAAAAACGAAATTAACGATTAGTACTATGAAAACACCTAGAGGGGTATGTGCTATATATCAAGATTATATCGAATCGATGACCAAATGTCAACCTAAAAAGAAAAAGCAATACAGCCAAAAAATGGACGAATTAATAGAAGAACATCCTTCTATTGAAGAGGACAATTATCATTTACAAACACTACAAACGCAACAGATAGATTTGAAAAAAGAAGAACAATCATTATATAGAATTGAAAATCATGTAAAAGACCAGGTCATGCGCATTTGCTACTTTTTAGAAAGCGAGAAATTTTTAGTAGTCGATAAACTGGAAATTACTGCAACCGCGAATGGATCAATTTGTAGCCATCTTGCAGAAGTACATGGTCCTATTTGGATTACCTGTATGATTGACAAATGGAATTACTTTGAGAATTTCACGACTAAGCAAATAGTAGGAGTATTATCATGTATATGCGATGTCAAAGTAAAACAAGAATGCGATGTATCTATACCTACAGTAAAAGACGAGTTCTTACGGTCAAGACTTTTGGAAATGAAAGGAATGTATTTGTTGTATGAACAAGAAGAACATAGTCGTGGTATTGCATCCGGGATACGGTATGATGAAGCATTTCAGTTTAATATTGTAGATGAAGCAATGGAGTGGTGTGATTGTAAAACGGAGGAAGAATGTAAAGAATTCATATCAAGAAGATTGATCCCAAAGGAAATTAGCTTGGGAGATTTTACAAAAGCTATATTGAAGGTTGCTACTGTAGCGAAGGAATTGCGTGGATTATTTGAATTGGAATGGTGTAAAGGTGAAGTTGAATGGCTATATAAATTATCTCTAATTGAAGAAATGGTTCTCAAGTATATTGCTACAAATCAAAGTTTATATGTATAATGTCTTTTTAAATCTTCAAGGGTTTAATATAATTTAATTAAAATACTCTATTTTTTCTTTTTTATTTCTGTACAAAAAAGAAAATTCTGAATGTAGAACGGAAGTAGGTCTGATGGGAACCTAAAAGTATTCTTCTAAACATTTCCTTACTGCAGATTTAATATCTGCTACTTTATATTTGCTTTCTAATTTACTGGTATCCAATAAATTATTACTTCGTTTCGCTTTTAGTACTCCATTTTGTTCTTCTACATCCATATTATTCCATTTAAATTCCGGCTCGACTAATTCGCGGTACATTTCCAAAATTTCATTATGAGTAATTACACCAGGGTTCGTAAAGTTGAATGTACCGGTTTCGCCATTTTCCATCATTGAAAACGACAATGGAATCAATTCAGTCAATACAGACATTGAATTCGGTACAGAGCATACTTTTTCAAACTGACTGATTTTATGAATAAAGTTTCGATGGTGTTTTTCGTTGGTAATCGGCATTCGGATTCGTAAATTCAGTGTGTTACGGAAATTTTTCATCAACCGATCGGTATAACCCTTTACAATACTGTAGTTGGATCCAAAGAAATTCGGTTTATCGTCTTCAGTGAATCCAATATTGGAATCGATTGGATGTGTTTCATCGTACAGGAAAATACACCCGGTACCGATGTAGGTAAAATGCAAATTATTGCGTTCGGCAATATGGGCTATATGCAAAGGACCATACAAATTATCGGTCATATTAATGGGCAATTTATCATTGGGTTCTAAATAATCAATATTGGGAATACCCCCACCATGGGTACGACCTATACAAGATACAATGTGAGTGGCTCCGGATTCCAGAATCACTTTTTCCATATTTGCATCATCGGCGCGTGTATCCGAAAAACAGTAAGCAATATCATATTTTGTACAGTAATCTACGTATTTTTGTCCAATCCATCCGCGGTGACCTAATATAAATAGTTTCATGGTATGGGTATATGTTTTTTTATATGGGATTTCTCTCTAAATTGATTATTGTAGAAAATATAAAGATTATGGGAATTTGATTGGGGTTATGCTATCAATATGATTAGTAAACCCTTTTTGAACCATTTTGGTAACATTTTTTCTGCACGATGAGTGAGTCGAACACTCGACCTACGCATTACAAGTGCGTTGCTCTACCACTGAGCTAATCGTACTGTGGGTCGCTTCGTAAAGGAGTCGAACCTTTGGCCTTTCGATTAACAGTCGAACGCTCTAACCAACTGAGCTAACAAAGCATATGACAAACTAAGATATTGTTCGTAGTTTGTAAGAACATTAATTCTTTTTAAATTATAAAACAACATAAATAATACCGTATTGCTATACTAAGCTAGTGATATATTGACCTGAATTAATTATTATGACTGTACAGTTAAAACAACCTACATACGACGAATATTTTCGAGAATTTGCCTTTGTTACATCAACACGTTCTCCTTGTCAATTATTACAAACCGGATGTGTTATCGTAAAAGAAAATCGTATGATTAATCAAGCACATAATACATATTTGACCGATTCATTTAGTAATAAAATGATGGATAAATTACATGATCATTTTAACTCGTCTCTTCTAGAGGAATTTCTGGTACATGCTGAACAAAATGCACTAAGTGATTGTGCTCGTAGAGGAATATCTTGTGAAAACGCCACTATTTATTGCACTCATTTACCTTGTATTAATTGCGTTCGTTCTATTATAGCAAGTGGAATCAAGTCCATTAAATATCATATATCTTACAATGAAAATACTGTGGTCCCATATATGTGTAAATTATCTTCAGTAACACTAGAATGTTTGGGTCAATAGTAAAAAAATGACAAAATTATAGGGTTCTTACTTGGCGTGCTTCGCACGCCGAAAGGTCGGTCTATGACCGACCAATCATGATATAAGTTGCTCTAAAATTGAAAAACTATACTTTTTTATCACTTATATACAATATACAGTAAAAAATAATCGTTACACTTTTAAAGCACAAATATGCCCGTTATTACTTATAAGCAACTTCAAGACTCTTGGATATCTTCTGATTGGGTTGATTCTAATGTCGAAGACTTTGGTGAAGATGAGCCAATTGTCTTACCTGAGTCCGTATATTTTGGTACAGTTACTATAGAAGATCTATTGGAGAGAAACATTACTACTGATAATTACCTTGATATTGTTCGACTTGCTGATTATATAATGGTGAAGAATGTCGATCCTATTGTAGATAAGATCGTAGAAGTAACAAATAATATTGATGTAGTATATGAGTTTGAGCAGTTTTATCGATTATCTAAGAGACTAAAAACACTAAATGGTCACCAATTAAGGAAGCAAATGCAAGTCTTTGATGAATTACTTTGTTTGAATGATTTATATTTGAAAACATTTTACATGTATGGACACACTAGTTTCTGGGATGTATCAAAAGTAGAAGACATGAGGGTGTATCCAATGTAACTGATATGCACGCAATCACGAATATGTCTTTTGTGTTCCGTTTTTCAGTATTTAATAGTGACCTATCGAAATGGAATGTATCCAAAGTCACTTTTCAACTCAGTCATGTAAATCCACAACCAATGTCATTTAATATAATATATTTGCTTTACATTCTTTAGATAGCTCTTTCCAATAAATATCAATAGGTTCTACAACTGAACCATCTAAATATCCATTCACATAAATTCCCGCCATTCCACTTTCTTCATACCATTCATTTTTAATCCAAATCAATGGATATTTTTTCACTAAATAATTCAACCATTCTGTATCTGGACGCCAATTGGTGTTGATTTCAACTACAAATCCATATTTTCCCCTTATTTTTACTATATATGATTTTACTGGAAGGGAATCTGTAGAAAACTCGTCATTTATAATTAAATCAATCACATTCGGTTTATCTTCGCATATAATTGTCAATACATTTGTACATGAATCATAAACCATCAATGATTATACTCTATACGTATAAATAATGTAAAATTGAAAATATTTACAACACACTATTTAGACGAACATAGTAAAAACATAATAGAATATAATGGATACTGATTCTGATTCTGATACTGAATCTCAGTACGAAATGGTTTTTCAAAGTTTAGATAATGATATCGATTTGTATATGGACAATAATCCATGTAGTATAAATCAAATATATTTAGGCGTTTTAATTACAGGAAATATAAATGACAATTACATGGATAGTGTTTGTTTAACCATTATTCCCAATAAAGTGTTTTATCATAAATTTATTCAACAATATATCCAATCCCATAAAATACCCAAAATATACAAAGTAGAATTAGCACTAGTAGAATTTAATGAAAATAATACAGTAATGAATCGTGTTTGTATTAACAAAACCAGTATAATTACACGAATTCAAAAAAAATACAAAAAAGCGTTTCAATATCGTAAGAATCAAATTAGGCAAAAAGAAATACATCAACTATTACATAATCGACAATTAGGAAAACCAGAACGTACTAAACTTCGATTTTCCATATTAAAGGGCTTATTAGTATAAAATAAATTCGAAAAGAATTTAGCAATATAATACATAAAAATGACATACAGAAGTCAAGTATTAGATCAATCTGAAAAAACCACTTTTTTTAATGTGATTACATCATCCAAAGATGAAAGAGATTGGAACGCCGAACCTTTGTATGACGATATTAAGTCTGTACCATCTAGTTTAGATTGGCGCAAGCATTTACAAAGGGTTCGTAACCAAGGTATTCAAGGTACTTCATTAGCGTTTGTAGGAAGTTGCATGGTTGAATGGTACTCGAGAAAAATTCGAAAAGAGGCTATTGAAGCATCTCCTCAATATTTGTACAACAATCGTACAAATCAAGATAGTACTTTATTAAGTGGTCGTGACATGATGAAAATATTGAAAGACCATGGCTGTTGTCTCGAAGAAAATTATTTGTATGGTTCTAAAGATGAAATCAGTGATGAAGCACGCACGGAAGCAAGTAAATTCAAGATTGATGGTTATGCTAGAATGCGCACCATGGAAACTTTGAAAAAGGCTATTTTAATTAATGGTCCTTGTTTGATTTGTTTTCCAGTATTTAACCATACAACACAATTATGGAAACAACGTAAAGAAGAGGAGAAACTAGGATGCCATGCTATGGCTATTGTTGGTTATAATACCAAAGGGTTTATCTTACGAAATAGTTGGGGAGAACACTGGGATAACAACGGTTATTGTATTTATCCATATAGTGATTGGGGGTGTCATGATGAGGTTTGGACAGTAGTTAATGAATCCAATATTAAACGTTGGAAAATTCGTGTAAATAGTATTGTTTTGAAAGCATTTAGTGATAAAACAAACAGAGCAATGAGTTTAGATGAAAAAACTGGACTTCCTGTACCGCGAAATAGACGAATGTCTCGTATGAGTATTTTCACACCGAGTGTCCCTGAAAATAGTATCCAAAACGCGGCATTTTATACTGAACAAGAATCATCTGATTCAAATACCGTGAAATCTAGTATGTTTTCTTGGTTAAACAAAGTACGTAAAATGCCTAAAACTCCACCAGCCGAAGAGGAGAAAACCGAAGAAGCAGTTATAGAAGAAGAGGAAGTAGAAGAAGAGGAAGAGGAAGTAGTAGAAGAAGAGGAAGAAGAATAAAAATAAATATTTAATTTAGCCATTTTTTTATTGGTTGTCTTCAAAATTATTGTATTAAAATAAATATGTTACTACAATATATAGTTGATCACACAACGCCATACACTGTAAAACAAAAAACATGTTTTTTACCACACCCAACCTAGAAAAGCTCCAAGCCCGAAATACCGTACAACAGTATCTCGAGCGTGAAAATCTTCGGATTGATAATATTGATACTATTTCTACAGTAGTAAAAGAAACCCGTTCAGGAATGATATTTGATACATTATTACCGAGAAAGTCCAGTTTAATGAAACATTGTACTTCACAGGTAAATGATAATTACATTATAGACGAATTTAAGAAAGTCAGAGATCGCTTTGATAAATATTTTCGTTTGAATCGGTCTAAGCAGCGAAGAGAGACTAATCTTAAAAATGATATTTTACTATTGACCAACAAAAGCAACAACGAAAGAGTCGGGTTTATCATTACTGAATATGAAGAATGCAAAACCATGAAAAAAACCCATGCATTAAAACTAATATGTTCTTTAGGTTACGGTGATTTATTATTGTATTCTTACTTACATTTCGCAAAAGAATTTCGTCAGCAATATGGTGTGTTGGAACTCGCTGGTCATTTTTATAATATGAATGGTCTTTGTCTTTACAATAAATTTGGTTTTCGTGAAGATGTTTCTATGATACGCACTGACTGTTTCGATAGTTCTGGAACATTACCAATGAAAGTAGATTTAAATAAGGTCACGAACAAATATTTAGACATGGTACTTGAATCCAAAAACGATCCGGAAAAATTAGAATTGACGAAGAAGTTATTAAGCTCTGATAATTCATCGGAGCCGTTATGCCTTCCATATTTCAAAGATAATAGAATAAGACAATACCCCTTACGGATAAAACGTATTAAACTCCATGATCAGTTTAGTACTAAGAATGATCCAACAACGATGAAAAGACAAAGTGACCATTTAAAAAAAGAGCACTTTGAAATATTGAAAAGGAATTTAGAAAAAGACAAAACCGGTACATCTGTACGTTCTACTAGAAAAAGTCGCGTTAATAATAGTAATAATATTTCAACTCGTAGTGCTAGTCGTTCTCAAAGCATAAGTAAAAAACGACAAAGAAGTGCTTCAAAATCCAATAGTAGAAGCAATGCACCTGATACCACTCAAACCAAAAAAATGCGTTACTCATTGAGGTCATCTTCTAATAGAATGCCTACTCAACACAATAGTACTGTTCGCAATTGGGCAAAACGGCAACGGAAAAGGAGGATCCATTAATTTTAGCAAGAAAAACCTTGTTATATAATATATCATCATGTCTGTTAATACTAGGAAAATGAAAATCAATCTAAAGAATAAAGAAAAGTCAAATAATAATAGTAAAACAAAAACTAAAGGTAAAGGTAAAGGTAAAGGTAAAAGTAAAAGTAAAACTAAAGGTAAAGGTAAAGGTAAAGGTAAAGGTAAAGGTAAAAGGGAGAGAAAACTCCAGATGGAATGCGCGATATGCTTAGAAAAGATTGATTTCAACGATATGAGAAACGTATTTTCAGGTGTAAATTGCATTCATATTTTTCACTCTGATTGTATAAAACAACACTGTGAAATCAATAACAATTACTTTTGCGAATGTCCAATGTGTCGTAGGCTATTGCTTCAAGACAATTTGAAAAAAAATGTATCCCCTTTAGTACAACCTTCAATGTCACCAATTAGTCCAAATCAGTCAAATAGTCGCACAATTATTATTAACAGGTCACCTGATATGAATACTCAAGCTGCCCCCGAATACAGTTTTGATTCAACTCCACCATCCCGATTATCATTAGAAGATCTGATCACTTCTTCATTGAATAGATCATTATCATTATAATTTTATGTAAAAATTGTAAGTATTTATTTTTACATAATCCGAGAGAAATCTCATTTATATTTAGAAGATTTCTTCCATTTTGTACGCCATGTATTCATATGGATGTTCTTTGGTTACATCATTTTTTCCCGATTTAAATACAACATCCCTAAAGTATTTAGGAGAATCGTTATATTGTGCCATAAACACTTCTCCTGTTTTTTTGTGTCGGTATGTATTCAAATCTGTATCAGGATTTGCCGGTATTTTAGCCAATTCTTCTTTACTAATTGACATATTATCATATTCCTCTTTCAAATAAGAACCCAGATCAATCTGTTTTTGATATACATGAGTTTGTTCATGCAATAACAAACGACACAAATCATCAATCGTTTTGGTTTTTACAGTACGAACATTTAGTAGAATAGTATCACCACGTGTATGAGGCAATCCATTTTCATATGATTTATCGGATGTAAAACCAATTTTCCAGGGTAGTGCGGATAATTTATCAATAGAAACCCCTTCAATTGTTTCTTGTTTTAATTTCGTAAATCGTTGTTTTAACCGTCCAATACAAAAATCGATTTTTTCTTCTATCTCAGGGTCACCATCACATGCACTATTTGCTATTTTGGCTAAATAATCTTTTTTACTTTTAACCCCTCTGGCTTTGAGATCGTTTTTTTGAAATCGAGAATAATAATGATCAGCATCGTTGTTTAGTATGGTTTGTGTTTCTTCTTCGGACAAAAACTCTATTTCAGTTTGTGTCTTTGAATATTCTTGTAACCAAAGATAAATGGCACAACTAAAACTGACCAATGCAATTATTAAAAGGATTGTTTTCCATAATTTCATTTTTTTACTATAAAAATGAAACTGAATCTATTTTTATAAAACCTATATATTTACTCTTTCGATTAAATTATCGTAATGTCAGTAAATATAAGAATTGATTAACACTTACCAACATATCATCTCGGATTGTCATTAAATCGCTATCTTTTTTGGATTTAAAGGTATCATTTAAATCAATTAAAAACTGCCTAAACTCAAACAATTTATGTTGGAACTCAAATTTCGTATCAAAGTCGTACAAACGCATTTTATGTTCGACCATATCAATTCGGGAATTTGTTTTCCCCATTAATACTTCTACAAAACGATCGACTTGACCTGATAATTTCTCATGCAATTCATCAGTAGCTTTATGTTGTGAATAAGATTGAGTTTTCCAATGGTACAGTTTAATACTATGCAATATTTCGAAAAACGTTTTTACTATAGCGGATTTTTGAGTATTGGGAACTGTTTGAGAATATTTTCTCAGGGTTTTTCTTTTTCCTTTACCTGTTTTAGGTGTTTTAGGTGTTTTAGGTGTTTTGTTATGTTTCACCAATTTTTTATTTGATTTAGCCATTCTTTTATACTTTAATAAGATAAAATAATGGATTTCGCTCTATAAAATGTTAAGATGCTTGTAATTCCTGTACAAGATCGTTTGTCATCGAATTAAGCACTTCTTCGGTATTCTTTATTGTTTTCTCTCCATTTGGATAATTCTCTAATTTATCCGCACTTTGATCTTTTTCCACAACAATTGTATTTTCTTTAGGCATTTCATGTTCATGTTCTTCTTGTACAAGATCAGTAGGAGAATCGTCTAAATTTAGTGTATTTCGGAAAGGTTTTAGCCATGTTTCATGAACATTTTGCTGTTGTAAATAATAACTAGAAAGCGGTTTCAAATTGGCTAAAGCATTCGCACCAGTTGTAAAAGAATAATAACATACTTCATTCTCATTTGTCTGGTATTCGATAGAATATATCCAATAAGCAGGAATGTACAACACAGAACCCGGATTTAGGAAAAACTCCACGGTGGGTAATTTTTCCGGAAGATAATCGAATAAGTTCTCTTTGCACCAGAATTCATAATTGACATAATCTTCTACAATCGTAAGATGTTCAACTGCCTTTTTCAAAGGGATCATACGAATTCGTATAAAAGTTGTGTTTTTCTCCGGGGGTAAGTACAAATAGGTGTGACTTTCGCGGTAATATTTGGCTACTGTTTGTGTTTTTGACGACCCGTACAGTAAATCATATTGACTGTACAAACTAAACGACGGTTTAAAATGTATTTCGGTGTCCTTAAACCAGGATTTCCATGACGAACAATCTTGTACATGTTGATAATTTTGGTCACTGTAAAAAATGGATTTAGTATCTGTAGAAAATAGTCCTTTTGCGCTACTATAATTCAATTCAATTGGGTCAATGTATGTTTTGGTGGAAACATTAGCGTTGTGATAATCGCGACAATCTTTTACTTGGATATTAGGGATTGTACCATTGAGCGTAACATCAGGTAGTGCAAAATGAAATAATACGGGTTGCTTGTAATGTACAATAGTTTGCAATTCTTTAGGTGTCGTGTATTCGTATTCATATATTTCTAAATCATCACCGTATTTGTACTGATGCTGAATATGAACATATAAGAATAGAATTATTAAAAATAGAATTATAGATGACCACATGATTTATTAATGTTATTGTTGTTAATATATATTGTTTTTTTGTAAATTGATTATATCTATACAATGAAAATACATTCTATAGATCGCTTTTATAACACATTCATCGAATATTTTCAGAATCAATCTTCAATACGGGGTGCTATATAAAAAGAAATGTTCAATTCGTCGTCTATTTTCGATCGAATTCGTAACGGATAGGTATCGGAAATACTAATATCCATCATTTTACTTATTTTATGATACATACAAATTAAACTCAAGTTTTTCAATGCAAATGATCCAGTAATTGATTTACCTTCTTCGATTGAATATTCATCTAAATCCTGTATAGGAATATGAGTTTTCATTTTACCGTACTCGATACTCTCGGAAATTAATTCAATGAATTCTTCTGTACAGTCAATGTGCATAGATTCACCGAATTGTTTTAATTGTTGGATCATATTTGTAAATACTACACTGGTTAAAGAGAAATCGGCAGAATAATCCATTTCAGGAATTTCCAATAAATCTGTCTCTAGTTGTATTAACGGAATGTTGAACGTTTTTTCAAACATCATATTATTGGTAGGAAATTTTACAAATAAATGGTCTTCATCTACTGAAGTATCCAATTCTATTCCCTGTGACTTATCTTTAATACTAAGTACTTTAGACAACATAGATGTGTTTATACCAAGTGTTTCTGGTTCATCTATTTCATAAGTAGAAAACCATGAAGCTGGTATAGAAAATACTACAATCATGATCATACCTCCGTCCATGCACTGTACAAATACCTCATCTGTTTTAAAATGTATATTAATAGATTCAGTGAATGATTTAATTGGTTGAAACAATTGGCTAAATATTTCCGCTTTTTGGGTATCTTCGATTATCAAATGCATTTTAACTTTTATTTCAAAATCTTTCTTTTTTTATTATTTAGTAAAATGAAATTCTTTCTAAATTGTTTTTAATTATAATTTTCAAATAACTTTTCAATTAATTGATCGCTTTCTTTGTGATGATAAGTTGCTTTAGGTAAAATATCCCGAATACTACTGTACAGTACCTTATTGATTGTATCAATTATAGACGGTGTATGATATATACATAATCGGCTCATTTGTGTTGTAAATGATTGGTTTTCATCAAATATAGAAGCAATTATGTTTTTATAACGATGTACTGCTGATATGGTAAATGTTTTTAAATTAACATGGAATTCAAAATTATCGTACTCTTTTAATACTGAGCCTATTAATTGAATGATATATCTATACACTGGTTCTTTCACTTCATCACATGCATAGGTCTTAAAAATCATATAATTGTAGTAAATAATATTCGTATTTGGAATACGTACAGCGGTACATTGAATCATTTTAGCTAATTCCATTGATTGATTCACATGTTTAGCACATTCGATTTTTTGTTTATTTTTGAACACCACATTCTTTTTGTTTTCATTGTAAAATTCTTCTTTTGTATTGTTCATTTGATTGACATACTTACTTTGTTCTTCAGAATTCATTGTACTAGTACTACTACTAAACTCCATAGTGTTCAAAACTTTTATTATCCTATATATTTATTACTACTAATCTGATTTTATTATACTGTTTCTATAATAAAATTATTTATTTTTTAATTATCTTCTTTTATTTTTACGGTTTTTCTTATTATCTCCAGTAGAAAATGATACATGAAATTCATCATCTTGAACGTTTTCTACAGGTTGATCTGTTGTCATTAGATCCATATTCTCATCAACCACTACATTTACATCTATATTTGTATCGATTTGTGTTTGATCTAAAGTATTGACCACTTCGTCCTCTTCTTCGTCGTCGTCACTAGTGGAAACGATTTCAGGTGTTGTCACGGCGGCTTCTTTCATGGTAATTGTCTCGGTTTCTGGAGTAACAGCTTTCATGTATTCCATTCTTTCTTCTAAAAGTGTTTTATTGACTTCCATTGTATAACTCTGTAATTTCAATACCATATCCTTGATTTGTTGCATTTCATCTACAACGACTTGGAAACGTTCATCGTATTCTAACAACACTTCTTGAATTTTTCCTTTTTCTTCGGAAAAGGAATCAACTACAGCCGGTTTGATTTCTTGTACAGTGGGGGCATTATTTTCTAGTTTTACAATGCGACTGTCTAATAATTTTAGTACTTGAGGAATGGTCATCATGTTACGTTGTGATTGTGATTGTGCCGACTGGCTATTTTGGTATGATGCTTGTCCGACATTTTGTACAGGTTGACTTATATTTGCTCTTCTTTTTTTGGCTGCGCTTATACTACTCATAATAGATTTCCTAAATGAATATGTTTTATTTTAAAAAAAAATAGATTAATATATTAATTTATTTATTGATTGATTTATATTGTTTTATCAAGAAATATAATATCATTTTTTTTCATTTTTGAGAGAATCAATAAACTTATGTATATAGTTTTTTTCTTTTGGTGTCAATTGTTTTCGAACGATTGGCAATTTATTATGGCTGTTATTAGTAGTCGTACTTGATTTTTCGTTGTCATCCACAACTCCTATTATAAGAGGAGATTCTACACTAGTATTAGTATTGTCTGATTCCATTTTCTAACTATCCTATATTATTTCTGTACAAAACAATGTTTTATATATTGGAGAGATATCTGTACAATTAACCATATTACTACAATGGTGGCGATCGTTTGTATGAAAAATTGTAAAATAGTCCGATTCATTGAATATACAGCGAACCCTATATTTTGCAATATAACAGTATAGACAATCTGTACAGGCTGAACGCACCATGCAGTAACTTTTGTTTGAAGCCATTGCGATTGTAAATCCCAGTAATGTGTCACTTCTAGATTCTCTAAATACGAGTGCTTTGTATCTTGTTTTACATGAATATTCCATATTTTTTCACTTTCTTCGATAAATCTTTCTTTTCTCTCCATTTCATTTTGAAACAAGGGAAATAAATAAAATCCATTGTACAATGTTTCTCTGTACTTATCCCATTGGTTGGTTGTACTATCCAAATATTCTGCTAAAGAATATATTCCTACATCTCCATTCTTGAATATTTCGCGGATTGTCATTTCATATTGTATTAAACGGTCCATTAAATAACGACTCTTTTCTTGCAAAATTTGATCAGGATTGTATTTAGGCATTTTATCAGATGTCTTTGTTTTTTTCCGATCATTCTCTCGAACACCAAAAACCAAAACGTTTTGTAAAATAGTTTTCAATAATGGATAAGATGGAATTTCATATTGAATTGTATTACTAGTTTTATTGTAGTATATATGAGAAAATCGGTTCAGTTCGAAACTACATAATTGTAGTAGATAATTGTCTCGATTCTGTCGGGTTGTACTTTCTAGTTCTTCATCAATGAAAAATATATGTTCATCTTCATTGTATATTGATTCTGGTTTTGATTCTGGTTTTGCTGGTTTTGATTCTGGTTTAGTAATATAATTGGAGAGAACGACCAAGGGGTTATACTGATTTATCCAATCTATAGTTAATATTGGTTCGTATATATTTTGGCTGTCTTTATAGTAGTAATAATGATCTTGTTGTAAATCTAATGGAAGATGGTTGGTTTTGTAGCGAATCGTGTCTTCACAAATGTTTAGCAATAATTGATGTGTTTTTACATTTAGTTTGTTCCATTTTTTCAGTAGTGTATGTTCAATGTAAAACGATGTAAAATCCCATGAATATTTAGAATCAGTATAATAATAACGATTCATCTGGTTTGTCTCAATTTTAGTAAATGGTAGAGGTTCGATTTCTTCTCTCGAAAAACGTTGTGTCATCATTTTGTTATATTCGAGAGACCATGTTTCAGAAATAGTGTTTGCATTGTACGGATAATTTTTACAAATCATAAGAAGATGAAAAAAGGAGAAAATGAGATTCATATGATTTCAATTTTAGATGATTGTAAAAAATATATTAAAGTAATTTTTTTAGCATAAGTATATAAGATAAGAATGAAACGCTGGTTTGAACAGTTATACACCAACTTTTTAGGAAAAGGTACTCCTACTACTAGTGAATCTAAAGAAGAAACTACTAGTAACAATAAACCTGTAGAAGAGGCTAAAGTTGTAGAAGAATCTCCTAAAGAGGAAGCTAAAGTTGTAGAAGAATCTCCTAAAGAGGAAGCTAAAGTTGTAGAAGAATCTCCTAAAGAGGAA